CCGCATAGCTTGTAATTAGGGCTAGCTCCGGTTACCAGTATCGCTATATCTTGGTCTCTATCATTCGGCTTTATTATTAGAGATCCCTCGACCCATTTCGTCCACTTCACCTCGAACCGGGCTCCAACATCGGCCACGTTTTTAAAGGTGTTATAGGTAGGCTCGAAATCCTTAATTCCAAGGTAACGAGCTACAACCATTTCGGCGCCTATGCTTTGCGCGTCCCGGGCGATAGATTCGGCTAGCGTTAGTTTTTCATAGCTCCCTAGCATAGGTTTATCCATACTTACAGCTCTAACGTAAGCTATCGCCATAGCTTTAAATTCATCTACTACGCTTATAAAGGTTTTCATTTACAAGCCTCGCAATACCAGAGAACCGGTACACCGTCGGCGTAGTCATACTTGCCGCCTATGGTCAATTTGAACATTTCGCATTTATCGCAAAAATCTATTTTCGGTGGGGGAACGGTGTCCCGGATTTCCGAGCCGTCCATTTGAATAATTCGGCGTTCTCCGGTGTTTATCCGAATCATTTCGAAATCTCCGCTCATAGCCATATCGCCTTACATTGGTCGCTTTTATCCCGGCTCGGGCAGGTAAAGCCGTTATAAGGATTACCCGTTTTAGAGCTCACCCCTTTTTTGGGAACCATGTAGCCATGAGAACATTTAGGCGTATTAAAATCCGGATCCGGAGCTATACCAATTTCGCCTATAGCCTCCGAAACCGTCCAAGGATCTCGGCTCTCCCGTATCGCCATAGCTACTTCACCTTCGGCCGCCGGAACTAGCTGTAGCCCTACCCGGCGCATTTCCTCTAAACTTGGGCGATTTTCGTTCTCGCTAAATTTAGATATGCCGGCATTATGCAACATACGCCCAATAGCGGAGGTTTCCGCGTTTTCTAAAGGAAAGCGATTAGCACCGCTTCGCACCTCCTCCGCCCAACCGGTAGCGAAAGCTACGAGATCCGTTATTTCCCTGTAGCCGTAGGCCTTTACTAAGTACCGGTTACCGTCCTGAAATACGAGCTCGGTATCTATCCGGCCTATGCCTAGATAATGAATCCAAAACTTTTCAATTCGCTCTGCTACGGATTCGTAGCCCTCTAGAGGATTAGCCATTTTGGATTCGATCCCGACGCTCGATAGAACGACGTTCTCCAATACGAATTCCTACCGAGCGGCCAAGTTTTGCGCCGTCGCGTTTACCGGTTGAATACCCAAGGGAATAGAAAATAAGCCCCGAGATAATGACGTAAATAAGAGCTACGCCTAATTGTGTTTCTATGTCCATTCTTTTGCTCCCGATCCGGGAGTTACTGCGTTTCGCTCCCTAGATACAGAATGAACTAAAAAAAGGAAATAATCAAGGATAGAGCTTATTTTTCGGCGTGTCGGTTAATTTATTTTAACTTTATTTAAAATATAAACGTTTTATTGGGTAAAACTAATTAGTCTTTAATAAGCTTCTCTATTAAAGAATCTAGCCGGCTCTCTATTCTATTCACTTGATCCCGGAGGCTGTGGCCGCCGTTGGGTAGGAGTTCGGCCATTATGGATTTTACGATATACCGGATACCGGAGTAGATAGCCCCTAATATTGCTATTAGCCCCAAAATTAAGGCTATCCACTCCGAGGCCATTATTTTGTAATTCCGAAACTATCGTCTTTCGGATTAACATAACGCAAGAGAACCGGCAGGATAGCGGCTAAGCCGGCGTTAAAAATCATTCTAGGATCTGTAACCCCGGCCATGTAGCAAGCTAGGCAAGCCGCCAAAAATCCTCGACCCCATGAGGCCGCCATTTTTTTAAATTGTTCCATTATCTACTCCATTCTCTGCGTCTTTTGGAAATCGAGGCCTAATAATGCACCGGATAAACTTAGCGCCTCGAGTTTTTAGATAAACCCCGTCCCCGTTGGTTTGGGATTTATCGCCTGTATTACCTTCTATTGTGTGTACTGTTTTTCTTTCCGGGTTATACCGGTTTAGAGCTAAGCCTATGTGTTGGGAAACGCCCGAATTAGAAAAATCCATTAAAACAACATCTCCGCGTTTTGTCTGCTCGATAGGGATTATTAGCTCCTTTTCCCTAGCCCATTTTTCTATAGCTTGGCAAGAGGCCGAATTTAGTAGAGCTTTAGGTAAATTTGCTTTTTTAAACATAGCCGTAACGAAAGAGGCGCACCAAGGTAAGTTATTAGGGTGGCCGGCTATAGCTGAATATTTATTATCGTTTCTAGCTCCTTCGGTGTAACCGATTTCCTCTAAAGCTATCTCGATTAAGTTGTTTCGGCTTTCCTTAGAGCTCATGCTAAAAGGGTAACCAATTCCTCCGGCGTTAATCCTAATCGCTCGGCTAGCGCGAGTTTTTCGGTTTCTTTATCTTTTAATGCTTTATCTTGCGCCGCGTTAATAGATAAAGTTTCCTCATAAACTTTTATTTCCTCGGCGTTCATATCGCGTTCAATTATCTCGCCTGTTGTAAGATTATGGATTTTTATTGTTGGTTTCATTATTTTACTCCGTAGACTTCTACTGTTCCGGCTGTCCAATTGACGCCGGAAACGAAACTAAGCGATGAAATGGCCGACGTTGTTTTAATTCGGCCTCTATTGTGCATTATTTGAGCGCTTGAATCTGAACCAACGTAACCGCCGTACATATCGAAAGGCTTTCCGCCGTTAGTTGTTGCGGCGTAATTAGTTATGATTACACGCCACGAATTGTTTGTGCTTGACGATAGTGGCCCTGCGATATTATTATTTAAACGCATACTTCCATCATTTAATTGTTGTAAGGTAGTTCCGCCTCGCATATTGTCGGTAATTGTGGCGCTACCGTTTGGATTTATACTACAATCGGTATTAGAGGTTTGTGTAGTTGCGTAAATATCTATTACTAAATCGTTATAAGTTGCCGGAATACCCGTAATTGAAACCGTAGTATTTCCCGATAGTGTCGTAGGAGTTCCGATTAAGGTCATTCCTCCACTTGACGCGGTAGCCCATTCGGGAGCGGTAGCGCCGGAATTAACCTGTAAAACTTGTCCAACGGTTCCAATTCCAAGGCGCGAGAAAGTTGCGGATCCGGTTCCATAAATTACGTCCCCGGCGGTAGTTATTGCGGTGGCCATTGAGTTAGTAACGGTTACCGTTCCACTTGTTCCACCTCCGCTAATACCGCTTCCGGCTGTTACTCCGGTTATGTCTCCTTGATCGTTAGCTATCCAAGTGAAATCCAAATCGGTAGCCGAGGTTTTGCTTAAAATTTGTCCGGTAGTTCCACCTAGTAAATCCGCAAAATCGGTATCTACAGCTTGGCCGAAAACTTCAAAATCTGCCGGCAGATCCGTAACTAGATCCGTCGGTGTCGGCATTTGCCAACCAAAATTACTTGTAGGGTTACTCACTTTTTCCTCCTTATGCGACTATCGTCGCGTTTAAATAATCGAGCCCCGGGTTAAGGCTTGACCAAATTTCGGGTATAGGTACGTCGCTCCACGTCATAGCTTGCAAGCTAAAGGAAACGGGAGAAACGAATAGTTTTATAGCTACGGCGTTATAGCTTGCCGTCCATGTCCAACCCTCTACGAATCCGAGGAATTGTCCGGAGTTCATATTTAGCGGTAAATCTGAAATATTTAGCGGTAAGCCCATAAATACGTTTATTAGCGAATCTCTATCGCCGTTATCTATTAGGTTGTTAGTTAAATCGTATGTGAGGCTATCAAAAATAGCTTGAGGGTAAGCTCTTAAAGATAAATAAAACGCGGCTTGACTTGTAGCGTCGGCAAGGTGTTTTAGTAAAGTCGAAAAAACTTGCCCTAGCTTGCCATAAAGACTAATAGACGTTAAATCTGAGGTTTCATAACGCCCTGCTCCGGCCGTTCCATAAACTATTGCTATTTCATTTCGAACGTCCCCGGATCTTGTTCTAATTGTTAGCCCGGCCGCGCGAGCTTGAGCGGCGCTTAAATCTACATAACCATTTGTACTTAAATAAGTAGTTCTATGTGTCGAATCGGCGTACCCAATTTGACCGGTTGAGGATTCATATAAATAACCTAATCCGCTTAGCGCAATTTGTGAGGCTAAAGAATAGCTATCTATTGGGTCTGCCGTTCGGGCGATAAGTGTATAATTTCCCGGGCGGTCTATCTCGCCTAATCCGGTGTTTTCTGCGTCGTTCCATTCGGTAATCGGATTGTAGGTAGCCCAAGTTAGCGCCGCCGGTACCGCTTGCCATTGAGAAAATAAAACATTTTGCAAAACCTCGAAAATCTGATCTCCGTCGTTATCTTGAGGTAAAGCTTCATTAAATAAAGTTTTAGGTAATCTAGATAAAGCGCCTAAAGCTGTAATTTGGTAAGTCTGCGCATAAGCTACCGAGCCTATTTCGCTTACGCTTAAATCTATATCCGTCATAATTCCACCGAATATAGGAACATAATTAGAGCTAGAATCTTGAATTTCAATACTAACGCTTTGATTTATTTCGAAAGTGTAGTTTGTTTGGTCTAAGTTAATTAGGCTTAAATTAGCGTAACCGGCTACCGGTTGTTGATAAATATCGGTACGCCCGGAGGTTATGGATAAGTTAGCAAGGATTAAATTTGAATAATCCACGCTGTTAATTTTTAAACGCCATACAGGATTAAAATTACTCATTAGGCACCGGTAAACGCTAAATTACTAGCGCCCTGAGTTCCTCGAGCTTGTGAGCGGTTTAAAATGTCTACTATCTGCCGGGCTACGCCTTCTCCGTCTAAAGCTCCATTAACCGTAATATTATAAGTAGCACCGCCTAGAGCTCCATTAGGTGTAATCATGCCGCTAGAGCTTGGAGTAAATATTTCCGCTCCATTTTCTCCAACTAGGTAGCTAGTGCCACCGCTTACGGATCCTCCCGAGGCTCTACCTCCTCCGAATACTCCGCTAATTCCACCGGCTATAGCGCCTACGGCTTGACCTATTACGGAATCGGCTAGAGCTCTTGCTAGAGCTTTTACCGCTCCTACAGCGTCATTTATTAAACCTACAAGATTAGCGAATAGGGTAATAATTGCGCTTATCGCTTTACCTAAAACGTTAAACGCTGTTCCTAGAATTGTTCCTATAACCGGAGCTAAATACTTAGCTATGAAAGAGGCTACCGCTTTAAAGAGCTCGAATAGGGGAGTTAGGTTCTCTTGGTTATCTTTAATAGTTGAGCTAATACTAGAGAACGCGGATCTAAGGCCTTTTAGTACCGGCTGTAAAAAATTAACTACTCCCGGAATAACTATTTCGGTAATGTAACTCCACCACGCGGAAAAAATAGGGATTAAAACCTCGGTAAAGAATGTAGCTAGATTAGCAAAAACGGGAGTTAATTTTTCGCCTATTGAGCTAGCTAGGGTTTGTATTACCGGTACGACTTTCTCCAAAAATAAAGTAACCATAGGAGTAATAGCGTCTATTACGAAACTACCTACGGTTTCTTTTGCTTCGCTGAAAACTATTCCTAAACGGCCTAGCTTGCCGGTAAAAGTATCGGCGGCTACGGCGGCTTGACCTCCGAAAGTATCCGCTAATTTAAGCGAGATTTCGTCGAATGACATAGTTTTAAGTTCGGCGGCCGAAAGGCCTATGCCTAGTTTTCCTAGAGCTGTGGTAGATCCTTCAAAACTTTTTCCCAACGCATTAGAAACGGATTCTAAACTTTTTCCCGAACCGGCGGCAATATCTAAGGCTAAAGCCTGTAGTTTCTGCGCTTCGCTAATATCGTTAGTAGCTCTTAATAGCCTTTCTAAACTTGGCCTTAAATCGTCATCGGTAACGTTATTAGCTATGGAGGTTTGGTAAATATAATCCTCGACCGCGCTAACTTGTAAATTTGTAGCTCCGGTAACATTTTGTAAAGTAGTAGCTAGTTTAGCTTGGGCGGCTTCATCGGCCATAGCGGATTTAACGCCGTCTACTAATAACTTACCGGCATAAGCGGCGGCGGCCGCACCGGCTACAGCGAAAGCTAGGCCGGCTTTCTTTCCAAAATCGCTAACCTTGGAGCCGAAACTTTGTACTTCGTCGGTTCCTTGATTTAAACCTTTACTAAGCCCGGCAACATCGGCCAGAATGGAGAGCTTTAAGGTTCTAGTACCGGCGGCCATTATGTCCACTCTTTCACAATATTAGAAAACGCATTTTCCCATTGGCCAATTAAATAAGGTTGTTCCTCGGTAAGAGTTGGATAAATAAACCAACCTTTAGAACCTCCGTTTTTACCCTTGCCGCTCCATAGCGGAAACTGTTTATATTTATTAGAACCGAATTCGTAACCGCCTAAAATTCCTTTACCGCCTTCTCCGCCTTGGTTAATCTGCGTAGTTCCGCCGCCGCTATATTTTTGCGACGCGTAACCTAAATTTATTTCGCCTATCTTGGAGGATTTAACTACCTTAGAACCTTGGGCAATACGTAGGGGAGCCTTATTAGTTTTTAGGGTTCCGGCTCTAGCTGTAATTTTAGTTTTTAAATACTCGACTAAAGCCCCGGATTTAGATTTTGCTTCGTCGGCCGCTTGTTCGTCCATAGCTTTAAAGGAACGTTTTACAGCGTTCAAATCTTGTTTATCGTATTCGATCACTATTTAGTCCTTTCCTTTAGTAGCTCTATCGCCGTTAAAATCTGTTCCGCCTCTTGCCATTGGCTAAACGGAATATTGGTAGCTAAAGCGAGTTCGACGATTAGCCGGCCTAGACTTCCTCGCTTGTAACTTTTGGGTCGCTATCTCCTACGGTTATATCGGAAATAGATTCTTGCCATATCTCTAAAGTTTTAACCGGCTTACCGCCGGCGTTACGCTTCATTGAGTTATAGGCTAAAAATACGAAATCGCTTACTCCCATTTTCTCCCCGGCTTGCTGAATCGTGTAACCGGTTTTAGCTTCCCACTTAACAAATTCGGGAGGCTGAGCGATAAAGGTTTCTGTTTCTCCGCTATTAAATTCTATTGTTATAGATAATTTCATGCTCCCGGGCTCCTTTTAAACTAACGCCGGTGTAGTTACACACGTAAAGGCTAGGGATACGGTTTGGGCGTCGGGAGCTGTTCCGCCGGCGCTTGGTTGTATCGGTTGAACGTCGAAAGTAAACACCGCGCCGGTGTCTGCTGTTAGTGATACAGCTAGCGCCGTTTGTGGCGCGTTTACTGCCGCGTCCCATAGCGTTTCGCATAATGAAGGAACCGCGCCCCAATCCGCTAACATTTCAACGGTAAACGTTCCTTGGGTGTCTAAGGTGTAATAAGCTTTACCGGCTAAAGTTTGAAACGTCGCTATATCTGTAGCGATTTCCAAAATAGCCGAGGTAGCTTGAGCGGCGTAAGCGTCCGAGTCAATAGTAAACGTTACATCTCTGCCGGTTATGATAGTAGTCATTTTTTTATTCTCCTTTAGTCTTGTGTGTAATAGGTGTAAACGGTTAAATCTGCGGTTAGTAAATTGGCCGTTCCGATAGTTGTTATTTGTGGCGTACTTACATCTCCTACGAAATATCCGGTAGGCATATTTTCTATAATCTGAACCATTAGGATCTCGAGATTATCTAAAGCTCCGGAGTTATTATTATAGGCAACAGCTCCACCTATTACTAGGTTTACCTTTAACCGGGTTTTATCTTTACCGATTAAAACATTTTCAAAATACGGAGCCCCGGGTAGGATTATGCAAGCCGGAGGGATTACGGCCTCGGGCGCTGTTGCATAGACCGAGGCTCCTACGCTAGCTAGAGCGGTAGCTAACGGGTTACGGAGATTCTCTAGAATTGTGGTCATGTACAGATAGTTTCTACATCTATGTAAGCCGAAAGTAATCCGATTACTCTATTTTGGAGAGAGCGGCCTAAAACGAATGGGCTCGGATTAAAATCTACGCTGTTCGTCATATTTCCGGGAGCTGTTACGCTCTGAAAAATCTCGACGCTAACTACTAAAATAGCGCTTTGAATTGGAGCTACACCGGCGTAAATTTGAGCGGCACTTGATCCGCTTAGAGTAGCCGTACCGGCCGGGATTACAGGGATAACGGTTAAAGTATCGGCCGTAACCTTTACAGCGCTAAAAGTGTATGGGGATAAGAGTTCGGTTCCTAGCGTAGCGATTCGACTTAATACCGTATAAGTTCCATTAGCTGTAGCTCCGCAATTAGCGACGATAACGCTTTGACCCTCGACGAAATCATTTACTCGTTGAGTAGTAAAAAATATTTGATTATTTCGAATAACATAAGAGGTAACCGCACTTTCGTAAGCGGTTAGCATAGGTAAAATAGTTAGCTCGGCGGAATCTATTATTTGATCTAGATAAGCGTCGGAATACAGGGAAACGGAAACGCCTAAAACGTCGCGTAGTTCTTGCGCTGTAACAATATTAGGCATTTCCGTACCCTTCTTTTAATAGCTCTAGCCGCCCCGGGAGCGACGCGGCTAGATTTCTAGTTTTTTATACTTGGTTCCATAGCGCACCGAATGGAATTTTTGGCGCGATAGCGGCGTAACCGTAATAAAGAATGTCTACGGATCCGTCGGAGAGGATATTTGTTCGGAGTTGGAAACGACTAGATTCGTACCATGTCCAAGCGTTAGGGTTAATAACTACCATTGAGTTATCACCTACGGAGGTAGTAGCTCCGGCGTTACCGATAGAACGGCTAACGAATAGATTTAGTCCGGGAGCTACTGTTCCGCGCAAGCTTTGAGCAGATAAAGAACCGCCAGAATTTTGTGGTTGTCCGGCCGTATAAATTGGGCGGCCGTCTACGTTATAGCCCATTAAGTTACTCCATTGTCCCGGAGAAACTACGAGATTTTGAGCGAACCCTAGAGAGTTTGCATAAACGCTAGAGGCGGCTTCGGCTCCATAAGCTAGGAAACCTTGAGCGGTGTTTGCATGAGCTCCGGTTTGTGCTCCGGCTCCGACGATAGTTCCGGTAGCGAATTCGTCGGTTACTTTTGCGTAAGCGAATTCGAGATTTTGTAGGAGAGCTGTTAGGTAGCTTGGATCCGAACGGTCAATAAGCTCGACCGAGGAAATAGAACGGCCTTTAAAGGATTTCACCGGAACCGAAATGTAAGTAGCGTTTAAATTGGATTCGGTAATAGGATCCAATTCGTCTACATTTGAAACGGTAGGAACGGCGGTTACCTTCGGCAATTCGAAGGTCATTCCGGTAGCTACGAGGCTTTCGCGTGTTAGCGCGTCTATCATTCCGCGATCAGCGTTAGCTAAAGGGTTAATAATTTCGCGGCTCTGAAATGTAGGAATCATTCCGGGAGCTGTAGAGGTTGAGTTATCCGCCGCTAGTACATATTGGCGAGAATCCTCGTCGCGCATAACACTAGCGCGTAGTGAGTGTTGTAAATAAGTAACCTTATCTACGATAGGGCTTCGAGGTGTTGTATAGGCAACCGGGCGGCTAGTCTTTACTTCCTCTTTTGGAGCTTCGGCGGTTTCTGTTACCGGAGCTTCTTCAACGGTAGATTTATCCACACGTTCCTCCTTGTTAGTTGGGTTTAGTTCCTCCGAAATAGTTTCCGTTTCGGAATTCTCGTTTTCTTTTGCGGCTACTTCATTTACGCGAGCCGATCTAATAGCCGGCTCTGTAACTAAAGCGACGCCGGTTAATTCTCCGGCTAGTACTTTCATAGTTCCGTCTTTTTGCATTTCGTAATCATCTACGGCCAATTCAATAGAAAACCCGTCGCGTAATCCGGACATGGCCTCCTCGATAGCGTCGCTACCGGCGGTTGTTTTAGCGATTTTAAAGCTAGCGTTAATAGCTCGCTCCCCGTCTAATTCCATTTTTAAAGTTTTTCCAATTCTGCGCGTTGAATCGTGTTCAAGATTTAAAAAAACATCTTTAGGCGCTATCGAACCTTTAGCAAAAATAACTTTTCCGGTTGAGGCGTTCGCCGGTTCATTAAACGCGACGATACGGCCGCTAATAGTTCTAGCTTCCGAATCTGCCGCCGTAATGGTCATAGGTACGGTTAGTTTCATAGGATTAAATCCTCCTTTTGTTGTATTTCCTCGACGGATAAAGCTCCGACGCGGTTTAGAATTTCGTAGACTTGAGCTCGCTCCATAGCCGAACCTCTTAGGTAAACGTCTAAATCAAAACGCGCAACTTGTGAGCTTGGCGTAAAGTCCGGCATAGATAAACGTTCCTCTATCGAGGTCATTAGCGGAATGAGAGAAAAATTTAATAGGCTTTCCTTCGCCGTTGTTGCGTTGGAGTAGGTCATGCTCGAACCCGAATCGGCGTCTACGAAATAAGCCGGAATACCAATAGCTCTAGCTAGCTCGGTAGCAATATAGGAACGCCCGGCCGCTAATTGCATTTTCTCCGGGTCAAATCCCACGCTTTCTAGGCTCACATCACTATTTAAAAATGCCGTTGAGCGGTTCCTTCTCGCTGTACCCCAAGCCTCGAGTAACTTAGCGATTCGATCCGCCGGTAGAGCGGCGCCGTTAGATTTTAAAACCATAGTAGGCATAGGTTCGCGCGCGTACATTACCGCCGCGCGTTCTAGCTCTGCTCCGGCTTTAATTGTTCGACCGGCGCGATTTAATAAACCTTCGTCATTACCGTAGAACACTACGAGCGAACCTAAACCGGAATCGGGAACGCGATAGCCGTCTATTGTGTAATATTCGATTTCCGTTCCGGTTGAATTTAAAAATGTACCCACGCGGTAAGGGTTAATACGTTCTACACTTCGAACGCGATTCGTGTCGGAATACAGCTCGCGAATAGCCCAAAACGCGTAACCCGTAAATAATAAATCCTCCGCCGTCCAAGCGTAGGTAGCGCTTCCCGGGATTCTTGGATCCGGATCATTTATAACTCGAGGCGGCTCGATTCGCTCTCCGGTTGATCTATCACGCAAAACGATAGGAACGCTAGCGATACTTGAGGTTAAAATATTTCTAGCTCTAGCTATCGTCGGAATAGACATAGCTTCCTCGCGTGTAGCTATGTAAGAGGAATTATTAAAACCTTGAAATAAATCGAAACCGGGATAAGTAGGAACCGGCGCGAGTGAGGCGTCTATTTCGCCGCTCGGTAAGTTCTCACTTATTGCGTTTAACCGAAATCTATCTAATAATCCCATGCTCCCATTTTTACATGGGCTTGTACACCTAACCCGTTAAAATGTCTACCTCTGTCTCCGGGCGTGTCGCAAAATGTGTAACTAAAGCGGTAGCGACCGAGGCGCATACGGCCGCTTGTGAGGCTCGACGTCCAATAATCCAACCGCCGTCCCCTCGAGGTAATTTAACCGAGCTAAGTATTTGTAAATTTAATTCCTCTTGGTCTCTATGTCGCAAGCGCCCCGAATTTATAGCTCCTAGCATTTCGTCGCAACTTTGTGGGTAATCGCTATCCATTTCATAGATAGGAATCCCGGCCGGCTGTAATCGAGCGGCTACAGCTCCCGAGGTTCGCCGGGAATAAGAGACATGCTCGAGCGGATACTTACGAGCGTAAACGGCTAGATCATTAGCTATAGCTCTATCGTCTAGTTGTAAATCATTTTTCCAAGTATGTAGGAGTTTTACTATAAAAGTCTCTGCTCCGAGTTTTTGAGCTCCAACTAGCGCCGCGTGTTTTCTATCGGGGCTTAAATCTATAGCTAACCAAGTTAGGCGATCCGGTTCTAAATCGAGGCTAGGATCCGCGCAAGCTTTCCAAGAATTAGAATCTATGGCGCTTTGAATAGTAGCTACCCAACGAGAGAGAACCTCGGTCATTACTACATCTTTTGGGTCGTTAAAGGTAGAGCTTAAATT